CATATACGGAGGGTCAATTTCACATTGTCAGCGGTTGCCACCTGCTGCTTGTTCAGGTCGGCGGGTTCGTAGTCACACATGTACACAATGGCTGGATATTCTGCATCCTGCGGTATTGAAATTGGATAGATGCGGCTACCCACCTGACGCGCAAGCGGTCGGTTGTTTTTCAGCACACTAAATATCCACCTTCCTGCTTTCATTTTCTTAATTCTGTCTGAACTTCAAGATATTGCCTTCGTCCGATTTCCTTAATGACGTTAATGTCGTAGATGTCATCCTGAAATACAATACGCATTTTTTCATTTAGCGCATCGGTGTATCGAATAGTGAATCTTGTGCGGCGTTGAATCATTTGTTGGTCACCCAAGAATTTTTCATCGCTGCCGCCGAAATACTCCTCCACCTTCGCCCACACATTCATCAGGTCTTCCCACACGACTACCTCTGCGCCGTTCACATCTCGGCTTGTTCGCACCTGTTGGATGGCTATATTTTCGCACATGCTACCGACAAACACCTTTTGCTTGAAATTTGTGTTCATATCAAGTTGATGTTGCTAAGCGAAAGAAGCACATCTGCGCTGCGCTCATTGGCCATCCCCTGCCGCATGTCTTCGCGATTTTCATACCACATCGCAATCTTCAGTAACATGGCCGTCTTGACATCCGCATCAATGGTGCCCGTGCTTGTCTGCCCGCTGACGTAGGTAATCTTGATTGCGTTAGCGAACATGCCCGTGTCAGGGAAAGTTCCGTTTTCGGTAACTACAATGCGACCGGGTGAGCCAATCAAATCGGTGCTGTAGGGCGTTGTAGCCCATGTCTGATATGTGCCATTTTCGTCCTTGTATTGCACCGAAGTCACGGATGCCACCGGGGTGATGCTCATATACAAAACATAGTTCCAAGTATCATAATACTCCTCAACCGTCTGCGTGTACAACGCCCTGCCAGTTATCTTTTCGGCATATTTGCGAGCCGAAACAAGCAATAGGTCAATGAGCGCATCATCTGCCGTGGTGCTAATTTTTAGCCAATCCTTGACCTCTTGCCGCGTCAGCGGTTCTTTGGCCGGGGCTGTCACAACCTTAACAGATGATAATAATTGGCTCATCGTTTTTCGTATTGTTTTTTTAATGTCGCATTTTCAATTGGTAAATCTGAAAGGACGCGGGCTTTTCCGCGCCCAATCAGATTTTCTACCATTTCTAACCTCATAAGATAAACGCCCTTGGCGTATGTTTTGCCGTCAATTAGCGCACTTTCATGCAATTGCACCCACACCATTATGCGAGAGCAAGGAACTTGATGCTGCCCTGTGCGATGAACTTGGCATCAAGGCGTTGATAGCCCATGAAGCCCACATTCAGCGAATCCCAGTAGATGTTGTCATTGCGCTCAACGGTTGGCGCAAGTATGCGGCGGATTTTGTACTTGCTGAAATCACCGAACAAAATCAATTTCTGCCCGGTGGTCAGCGCACTTGCCATGTCGTTGTTAATGTAAATTGGCTTGCCAAGCACGCGGTCAGGCTCACCTGCAATCAGCGAAGGCGTGAAGAACTGAACCGTGTTCGTGTTCGCAACATCCAACTTGCGAGCAGCAGCCATGATAGTGTCGTGCATCATAAAGCCTGCGCTTGGCGATTCGCGATAGGCGCGGTCAACGCTGTACATCAGGTCAATGATTTCACCTTGAGTGAATACGGTTTGAGAGTTTGCCGTCTTGCCCACCGTGGTGCTGGTGATAATACCGAATGGCTCGTTTGTTCCCGTTCCGGTGGTCAACTTTGCGTTGATGTTTCTACCCATGCGGCTACCCAATGCCTCGGTCAATACATTGGTCAACAGCCCTACGCGCTCGTCCTGCATCAATTGCTTCGAAACCTTAACCACACCAGATGTGAACGTGAAGTGTCCAAAAAGCACCTGTCCGAAGGTCATGTCAGATACTGCAACCGTTGCGCCCTGTGTGGTCTGAATGCTGCCTGTTACAGCGGTGTCATCGCCTGTTGGCCATTCCAATGTGCCGCCGATTGGGTCATCGAAGATGTCGCATGCTGTCAGGATGCCGCCATAATACTTCATGACCATCTCCAACTGATTGCTGAAGGAACGCGGCACAAGGAAGCCGCCCAACGAATCAGTCGTGGTGATTTGCGTTGATGTGCCACGGCTTTCAAGTAGTCGCTTTTCGGTGTCGTTAAGGCCATTAAAGCCGCGCAGCAAATAGCGGTTGAAGGCACTCTCGTGCGTGTCCGTTGCTACTTCGCGCTTCGGTGCGCCCGTGCGTTGTTCGGCATCCATCAATTGGGCTGCCAGCATTTCGCGGTCAATCGCTTCAGCGCGTTCAACCTGTTCGATGCGTTCGCTGATTTTTCGGTAGTCCTCCTCGGCTTTGTGCCAAGCGGTTTCGTGAACGGTGTCCAAGAAGAGGCCGTCCTTTCCAATTTTTCCGCGCAAATCCTTCAGCGAGGCGTGGATTTCAGCGCGTTTTTGTTTCAATTCAATGCTTGTCATGGTTTTAATATTTTGTGATTAACTGATAATAACGCGCATGGTAATCTACCTTGCTGCTGTTCGTTTCTTTTTCGAATTCTGCGACCTTAGACCGCGCCCAAGGCAACATCGCGCTGCCTCCCCATGCATCATACATTATGCTGCCGCATATTTCGTTGCCTTCATCGTCCATGTATTCGCCTTGGTCGTAGACCTCTGCGCGACTGAGGAACGAATAGGTGCGTTTCACCTCATCTCTTGTTAGTCCTTCGCCCGCACTTAGTTGTGCAGCGCGAAACCATCCCACCCGTGTGCCGCAGTCGCTGCCATTTTTTTCCTTGTGTTCAATTGCCCGGCGGGCATTGTTGCGAGCAGCATCAGGATAATCGGCATAAGTGTCTGCCCGCTTTTCTTGTATTGCCGCATCGCGGCTGCGCTTGGCTGCGCTTGTGTCGGGGTTGGCCGGATAGGTCACCGGGGATGCATCGTATACGAATGCCACATCCGTAATGATGCGGTGGTCTTTCACCCCATCCTTGCTGCCCCACATGTCACCGCGAACACTGAATCCCCAACTGCTCTGTGTAATGTCACCACGTTCAATGGCCACCTTCACGTTCCTGCCGTTAGGGCTGTCAGGCAGCATGCATTCGTAGTACAGGCCAATGTCATCCACCATCACCCGCGCTGTACCTGCGGTCGTGCGACCAAGAATCAAATTGGCATCGTGGTTGAGCAGCACGCGCACATCCTCCATGTTCGCGCCGCGCAAGGCATCGCGGTCAACCTCTTCGGTGAACCAGCCCATGTCGTATTGCACCCCAAATTTCAGCGCATACCCCTTCATGTAGTACTGCTCCTCCATTTCTTCGTTGCCGTTTCGCCTTTCGATGAAAAACTGGCCGTTAATCGCTCTTCTTTCTATGTTCATGTTGTTGCTTGTGTTTGGTCGGTTACTTGTTCGGCCTGATTGATGGGTGCGCCAACCGTGCCATCGGTATCTACTTGCGCCATGCCCGATTGCGCGTATGGTTCGTAACCCCATTCAACATCATTCAGGCCTTCCAATCGGCGCACATCGTTAATTGTGAAAACCATGTTTTTCAGCATGGTATCGTAGAACTCGCTGCGGCTTTTTGTATCGCCACGAAGCAGGCCGCTAAGGTTGAACCGGGTGAAGATGTTGCCCGTTACCTTTTCGCTTTGCGTCAATAATTTCACATCACATTCTTGTTCAAGTTGTTCACACCACGGCACAAGGCAATACTTGACGAAGCCGTTGTCCATCATTTCAATGTTGTTGAACGTGCTGCGGTCAAGCAGGTTAATCATGTGAGCAGGCACTCCGAAGATGCGGCAGGTCTCGTAGCCTTGAAAGGTGCGCGTATCATTCAGCGCAGCATCGGCAGGTGTGCTGCCAATCTTGTGAATCATTGCCCCGTTGTCTAGCACCATCGTGCTGCCCGCGTTGCTTACACCTGAGTGCTTGCGCTTTATGGCTGCTTCAATCGCCTTGCGGCTGTCAAGGCTGAGTTGATTCGGGAAAGTTACCAACTTGTCAACCGATGCATTGTTCTTGAAAAAGTTGTAGCCGTAGCGCGTAGCATCATACGACATGCCCAAAGAAGAGGCAAAAAGATTAGTAATGCTTTCACCATTGTAGCCGTCAAGCGCAATGCCACGAATGTGTAGCACTTCTTCGCGTAGAAGGATAGTGTATTTATTGCCAGTTTGGCCATATTGCTTATTGGTGGTGATGTAATATTCTTTGCCATTTTCATCGCAATAATGCTGAGTCATTTCAGGGTCAAGCCGTTCTAATTTTACAGGCCGACCGATGCCGTTGCGATAGATACGGGCGAATGCGTTGCCGAAGCAGGCGTCAACGAATAGGTCACGGCGAAAGTTGAACGCCGTCACGAATGGCGAAGGCTCAAGGCGAAGCAGGTTGTACAGCGGATGTGTTTTGGCCGCTTCGCTTCCCGTTGGTGTCCGCTGATATAGACCGAAGGGCAAGGATGCAAGGCTTCGGCTCACGGTGTCCACCGCCGCATAGACCGCCGGGATGGCAAGCGCATTGCGCCGGGTGATGATGGTCGGGTCGGCGAAGATGCTATCCCAACGCTCCCCCCATCCGGTAGGCGCGTTCAGCGGCACGTTCAGGTTGGTGCGCTGCTCCCGCTTGATAGATATGTCGAAGCCGAATATTTTCATGTTGCAAAAGTATGGTCATTTTATGCATTTAATGAATCAGATTGTTGCATTTTTTTATTGCGGATGTTTTTATGTTATAGGCAAGGCTACTCTTCGTCTTCGTCCGACTGAGTTTCTTTAAAAAATCGTTCGACTTCTTCATCGAAAAATCGTTCGATTGCTTCATCGGTATTTTCAAATATATACCACGAATCTTCACCGCAATATTTTGCCCAATCAATAAACTCAGTTAACATTTTTTTTAGTGCTTCCATTTCGTTACTTTTTTTCGTGTTTAGACATGGTTTGTGATTGTTGATATTTGTGTGTTAGTAGCAAGCGGGCGGACACGTCCAAATCAACATTCGTGCAGGAAAGTTTTTTAAAAATGCCCCACCGCACTTTTGTTTTTTCAAAACAATTTTGGTTGCGTTTCTGCTTCATAAATTCTTTTTTCTGCTATTTTAAAATATTGCTCACTCATTTCAATTCCAATAAATGAACGTTTTGTATTTTTACAAGCCAGCCCAGTTGAGCCGCTTCCCATTGTCAGGTCGCAAACTAAATCATTTTCGTTGCTAAAAGTCTTTATCAAATCTTCTAACAATAAAATAGGTTTTTGAGTTGGGTGATAGCCGTTGTAATCCTTTTTGTATTTCAGTATGTTGCTTTTGTATTTATTGCCTTCCCAGAGATTGAATGTAAATGGGTTTTCTTCGTTCATTTTTTTCATTAACTCACTTCTGTAATCAGTATCAATTTGTTTTAACTCATTCCAATCACGTTTAAAAAATCCAGTAGTTTGCAATTTTTCATAATTAGCCAAAGTAGGTAAACAAAATTGACTTCCATTAGTAAAATAATGCCCTCCCATTCCGTTTCCAAGTATCTTTTTTATTTCACTGTCAGTTAATTTGCTTTCTTCTTTTTGAGTTAAAAAGTATTCTCTCAATGGGTGCAACCCCTCAAAATCGTGTTTTGGGTTATTCTTGCTAAATAACAATATATCTTCATAAAATGACACCATTGATTTATTCACACCAAGCCCATTTGCAAAATCTTTTTTTTCCCATATAGCACGATAGGAAAAGGGAACATTTGGTATTGCTTCTGTAATCATTCGGCTTGTATATGGCTCT